GGTGAAGGATTCACAACCTGAACACCTGCAATTGTAGTAGTTGATGTTGTTGTTGTTACAACAGCACCTGTTGACCCAGTGCTGATAACTGAAGCACCAAATGTAGAACCAAAGTCAAAAGTATCGACTACTGGTGCAACACCCGTAGTTCTAGATGCACTACCAGTAGCAGAACTCTTTCTATTGATGAATTTTTGAGCAATACTCAGTTTTGTCTGCTTTACATTATTATCATTCAACTCTGAGTGTGGTTGATACTGAACTATGTCCTCAAATTCTTCAACAATCAAGTCAGCAATCTCTGCATTTGGTATTAGAATCTGACGTTTAACTTCATTCAAATAATCTTCATGTTCATAATTAGTTACTGGATATATCGACTCTTCTTTTGATTTTGTCGTTCCATCAGGAAAGACCACTCTAAAGGATTCATTTACTTCTGTTCCTTCTTTAACAAAAACAATGTTGTTGAATAATACTTCATTAGTTTCCCAATGATGTATCGCGTCAGAATCACCATATTTCTGTTGAACTGTAGTTAGTAATTCTGCTTGACTTCTTGGCCACTCTTCATATACATCAATAATATTATTTACTAACAACACAACCCAATCTAATTCTGCATCACCCAATAGTCTATATGCTACTGTTGGAGGCGTTTCACCATCACGTAGTGAGTAACTTTCAAAAAGAGTAATATACTCATTCAAATTTGGAATGGTAACTGCTCTTCGGAATATATTTTTAACTAAGCGATACTTATAATCCTCATCCGTTGATGTGCCCTCAGCGATATAAGTATCTGGTAAGCGATTAAAGTAACCCATTAGTATCCTGCTGTAATATCTTTTTGAGTGATAATTGAAGTTTCGATGAATGTCAAATTGACGGCAACTGAGGGAACCATGATTTGAGGTTGCCCACTCAATAAATGACGGAAAGCGTTATATGAACCATCAGGGGTATAATTTACTTGAATTCCTGCACATACAGAATCCTTGATTCTATGGTGTAATGGGTATCCACCCGTTGCGAAGTCACCTTTTGCATTAAGTCGTCTATAAGAAAGTTCAAACTTGTCAGGAACTTCAAAATACCGTGCAGAACGAGCTCTTCGGGCACCATCAGTCGCGAAGAGCTGTTCAAAGTTTTGATTGTTTTCACTACTATCTCCACCACTATCATCGGTGTTAAATTCGTCAGCATCCGCTCCACCAATGATGGGAACAGAACCAAATTTGATATAGTTTATAATTTTAAAAATTTCTTGCGCCTCTCTTCCACTACGGGCAAAAAACTTGAATGAGAAGTTATGAGTTCGGAAGGACATATTACTGAACAATTGCTCAGTAAATGGGTTAAATACCTTTCCTTTTGTCAATGCCTGTAAAGCATTAGCATCAATATTACCTGCAAGACCCAACATCTGATTTATATTTGATGCTGAACTTGCAATTGCTGCAGAAGCAAACTCAGGTAAAGCAGCAGCTGCTGCACCTTGAATAGTTTCAACTATTTGATCCATATTACCGCCACTATTCATCAATCCTGCTGCTGCAACTCCAGCAACACCAATATCTACTTGTCTGTAGTTTGGTTGGTATTGAGTTTGAATCTGATTTGGGATTGCTAAGTAAACCCTCTCATTTCTGTGAATTTTACTAACTTTATTGCCAGGAAGATTTAATCCATAATAGTTTGAATCGCTATCATTATAATTGATAGCATATCTTCTCATAGCAAGATAGTCAATAAACTCTGTTGGAGACTCCAGGTCACCAGCATTGCCTTGGTCGGACACAGGAGGATTTAAAGGATATCTATAGATTGAGTTGGACAAAAGATACTACCTAAATATTATGTGACCTCTATGTATTTATGCGATATCAAGGAAAGTACAGACCTTCTTTTCCTGGGAAGTATAAGGGCGATTTCTCTAATGTGATTTATCGCTCCTCTTGGGAGTATAAATTTATGAAATGGTGTGATATTACCACATCTGTTCAAGAGTGGGGAAGTGAAGAAATTATTATTCCTTACGTTTCACCAGTTGATGGTAGACGGCATAGATATTTTCCAGATTTTTATGTTAAAATCAATAACAAAAAATATCTGGTTGAAGTAAAACCCTACAAACAAACTAAAGAACCCAAAAATCAAAAAAGACACACAAAACGATATATAAATGAAGTAGTGACGTATGCTGTTAATCAGGCAAAATGGAAAGCAGCAACCGAATTTTGTATGGACCAAGGTTGGGAGTTTATGTTAATTACTGAAAAAGAACTTAAAGTGTAATGGCAATTCCAAATAAAGAGCAAGCACAATATAATTCATTACAAGAATTTATTGGATTTTTTAAGGCGGAACCAAACGCCCCTTCATACTCCAATCTTTTTTCGGTACATTTTAGCACTCCTCCAATGTTGCAGAATGGTGCTTATGGAATGAATACGACTAAGTACGAACCCCAACGAGAAGTTTTAAGGACATTATTAAATTATTACGCAGAAAGTGTAAATCTACCTAGCAAGCAAGTTACAACGGGAACATATAATCAGTTAGGTTCTGCAATTAGATATGCGACTGGTTCTACATTTAGTCAAATTAGTATTACGTTCAAAGTTCCACGTTCTGGAGAGACGAGAGCATTTTTTGAAAAATGGATTTCTATGATGGCAAATGATGCCAGTCAATATACTGATTATTATAATAATTACGTTTGTAATACATTAAGAATTTACAAGTGGGAAAGAGGTGGTGGTGATGTCGCTGTTAGTAAACCTCAATTTAGAAAGGCAGTAAGAGACAGTGGACTGGACGCATCGCAAATATCAGCTCCTCGGTTGAATTCGTTGTCTACAGCATATGAACTGCGTAATGTATTTCCATATAACATCGGTTCTATACAGTTAGACAATGCTACAGCAAAAACTGTAAGTATGACAGTTCAGTTTTATTATGAAAGGTATAGATTCTATCAATCTGATGACCTTGTATTTCCTGAGACTATTGACCCCTCCCGAATCCGACTCGATAACTTAACACAACCTGGTACTGATCCATTAGTCAATTTTCAATTTAGTAAATTATTCAATAGCTACCAGGATCTAATCTCATCAACTGGCAATGTTGGATAGTTTGATAAATAAAATTACTGAATTGAATTTTTATGGCATTACCTAAGATTAATGTACCTAAGTACAAATTGAAATTGCCTTCAACGGGCAAAGTAGTGAATTTTAGACCATTTCTAGTTAGAGAAGAAAAATTACTTCTTCTTGCTACTCAGACAGGTGAAACCGAACAACTGGTAGATGCGATTACAAAAATTGTTTCTGATTGTACTGATGTTAAGGATGTAAAAAATCTCTCAACATTTGATATTGAATATCTGTTTTTGCAAATTCGCACAAAATCTGTTGGCGAGACTGTGAATATTAGTCTTACAATGCCAGATGATAATGAGACTGAAGTTGATGTTGAAATTCCTTTAGACGAAATCACCGTCAAAACAGATAAAACTCATAAAAATGAGTTGAAACTTAGTGATGAAATTATCGTCAGTATGGGATATCCTTCCCTAGAAATGTTCGTTAAGATGAATTTTTCTGATGATGATACTAATCAAATTGAACAAGTCTTTGAAATGGCAGCGAGTTGTGTAAAAACAATTTCGGATCCTGCTCAAGTCTATGACTGTGCAGATGTCTCTAAAAAAGAACTTATAGAATGGTTTGAAGAATTGAACAGTAAGCAATTCGGTATGATTCAAGAATTTTTTGAAACCATGCCCAAGTTGTCACATACACTTAAAGTGACTAATCCCAATACTGGGGTAGAAAACGAAATTGTTCTAGAAGGTCTGGCATCTTTTTTCGGATAGCACTCCTCCATACAAATCTTCGCTCTTATTATGAAGGCAATTTTTCATTAATGCATCATCATAAATGGAATATAGAACACATTGACAACCTAATGCCTTGGGAAAAGGAAATCTACGTCAATATGCTAATCCAATTCCTAAAAGAAGAAGAAAAACGTATGAAGGAGCAGCAAGCAGCAAGTGGCTAACATAACACCATATAAGTTTGTAAATCCTGGATTTACATCTAGTAAAAATCCATCTACAATTGCAGCAAGAAATTCAACTCTTGCTATCAATAGGATTGGTGTGACTGTTGAAAGTTTGGCAAATACCGTTGCTGGTCTTTCTTCTATTGCTACTCTTCGTGAGAAAACAAGATTAAAATCTTCTCAGTTAGAGCGCAGACAAGAAAGATTAAAGAAAGATAGGGAAGCAGAAGAAAACGAAGAAACTAATAAGTTACTGCAAAAGAAAGATCGTAATGCAGACAAAAAGAAATTAAAGGTTGGGAAAGGCAGTATTAGTTGGTTAGAAGAATTTATTGGACCTTTAGGTAAAATTCTTCTAGATTTTGGTACATTTGCTCTTACCAGTAAATTATTAGAATACCTAGGCGATACAGAAAATAGAGAAAAGGTAGCAGTATTTTTAGATAAGGTTGGATTTGTTTTCAATAAATTATCAGAATTTGCTGGTAATATAACTCAAACTTTATCAGATGGAATGGATGCCATCTTCGGTAAAGAGAGCACTATTGGAGAGAGACTAAACGCTTTCGGCAAGATTATTGCTGCGATTACAGGGATAACAGGCATCTTAGGTGCTGCATTTGCAGCGAGAGATTTATTTCAGGCGGGTGAAGACCTTGCAGATGTAAGACCCGACAGACCTAGACCAGATAAACCAAGAAAACCGCCAAAACCTACAGCAACGAACCCTAGTGGCGCAGACCCTGATATAGATGGTCCTAATGGTAGAGTAAGGGCATCTACTATTGCTGATCGGTATGGTGACCTTGCACAAAAACAATATAAAAAGATTCTTGCAGAGCGTGGAGATGAGGCTGCAAAAGCATTTGCTAATGCTTTAAATAACAGTGGTGGTAATATCACTGAGGCAACAAAAGCATTTAATAGGTTATTAGGGAAGGGTTTCTTTAAACCTATTGAACCACCAAAACCAACTAGATTACAAAGAGCTGGAAACTTTTTTGGCAATCTTGGTACTAAAATTAAAACTCAAGCAGTAAGATCTTTTGATTGGCTTAAAACTGGATTGATGAATGCTCCAGAGTGGGCAAAAAATCAATATAAGAATCTTTCTGCAGCAGGGCGTAAAGCATGGGAAACTACAGTCAAAGCAGGCGAAGTAATAGGTGCAAAGGGAAAACAATATGCTCGTGCAGCAGGAGATAAGTTTAAGGCAGCAGGAGATTGGGTTGCTGATGGAGGAAAGAAATTTTTAAGCAATATGGCACAAGGTGCCAAAAACTTATTTTTTGAAAAGGTACTGAATCCATTAAGACCTATCTTAGACCCGATTGCAGCAAAAGCAAAACTAGTAGGTGATTCATTAATTACAAATTTAATGAAGATCCCTGGCATGAAGAAGGGTGCCGAGATTCTTAAGAAGAAGGGTATCGGTAGTTTTGCTGATGTTGCAACGGCAGGAGGTAAGTTAGGGAAAAGAGCAGCTGCAGTTCTTCCTGTTATTGGTGGACTTGTAAACCTTGGGTTTGCTTATGATAGAGCAGCAAACGGAGACTCTATTGGTGCATTGATTGAAGGTACTTCTGGTATCTTAGATATTGCTGGTCTTGCTTCAGCAGGTGCTGGTAATGTAGCGTCAATGGTTCTTGACGGATATATGTTTATCCGTGACTTTGTTCCTCAACTACAAGAGGGTGAAAACAAGGTAGTAGAAGGATTGGGACTATCTGGATTTAAAACCCAAATTGATAGTGTGTTGAGTAAATTGCCTAATATTGGCGAAATTATCAACATGATTACAGGTAATAATAATACTGAAAATGTTAAAGCTACTGAACCAGAACAAGAACTGTTCTTAGGTGGTGTTGTCAAGAGCGTTGGTAATGCAATTGGCAGTGTCGGCAAGGCAGTAAGTGGAGTTGTGAACTCCCCTATTGGTAATGTTGTAAAGACTGCTGCATCGTTTATTCCTGGTGCAGCACCCATCATGGCAGGCGTAAATGCAATTACAGGACTTGCTTCAGGAAATCCAATTCAAGGTCTCATGGGCGCTGCAACGTCCTTCTTACCTGGTTTTAGCAATGCTGTTGGTAACTTCATGGGCAATAGTGCTATAGGCAGTATGTTGACTAATGTGATGTCTGGTAGTTATGACCAGGCATTAAGTACAGGGTTATCAATGATTAACCCTGCCATTGGGCAACTTGCGGGGTCGTTACTCAAGGGTGGAATGAATCCCATGAGTATATTAGATTCTGCTGCGATGCAATTTGGATTAGATGGACTCATGAACTCGTTTATGAGCGGAGATTATAT